TGTCACTAACTTCTGGGCTAGGAATAACGGTGTAATTCATATATTCTCCGGGACGCGCTGGAGGGGTTTTTGAAATAACTAAATTTCTACCACCTACAACATCAAGAAAGTCACCCCATTCCTTTCTTAATATAAATTTAATTATTTCTTTATACACCATAGGACCAGTTTCAAGTGTAATAATTCCTGATTCTAAATCCTTGAAATTCAGCACGTTGTAATAATAACGAGGGGCTTTTTTTATTATTCCTGCAAGTTTTTTATCTTCAGGATTGTCTGAAGCCCATAGTTTTTTTAACAATTCGCAGATAGGACAACGCCTACCAAACGTCGTAGGACACGTCAATACAGAAGCACTTTCAGATACTTTGTAATGAACAAAAAAACCAACTGCAAAATTATTGTCCCCTTCGGGGGTATAATACTTTGCAGATTTTGGGAGTAGACGAATAGTATTATCCCCCTCGTCTAATCCCCATGTTTTAGAGTTTCGTCGATTCCATGAGTCTCTTAATGAATTAATATTTAATCCCATTCACACGCCTCCTTAATCTTATATTTATTTATACTGATCATTCCTCTGCTTTAAAATTTATTATCCCCGTTGCTGTGATTTCACTTCTGTACAAACCACCGAGTTGAATTAGCATTTGTAACTTATGGTCTAGTCCATATTTAATGCCTTGTAATATTGATGTGTCTTCCTCTAAATCCCGAATAATGCTTAATTGTTTCTGATATCGAGGATCTGTATAAACCTCTGAGTTTAACAAGGTTTCTGTTACTTTTTTACCAGCAGCCTCTAACTCCTCTCTTTTCTGTTTATAAAAAGAGGCCTCCATAAGTTTAAGGGCATCTTTTTCAACATTTGATGCTCGTTGATAGCTTGCTAGTACAGTAGTAAACCAAGCTACTACAGCAGGATGTTTCAGAAACGTATCTTTTAAGTTAGATTCATCAATACTAAAAATCTCACTAAGGTCAATATCAACACATCGTTCCCTTCCATCAATGTTTAAATAAAATTGTTTTTTTATCCCTTCTAAATCAAGCATGTTATTATTAATACTCCTTTATTAAATATGTCCCTCGTCTTAATTATTTTATTGTTCAACCTTAAATAATAATACTCATAAAATTAAAAATAATTGTTATTTACTTACAAAGTTAAAAGCTCTGGTATTTTGTCCAACGATTTAATTTTAAACAGTTCCCCCCAGCTATTACCAAGTTCAAAATCCATTTTCATAGGAACTCGTAAAAAACTAAACTGCGCTTGCATACTATCAACTAAATCAACTAAAAAGTATACTATGTCTTCAGCTTCACGCTTGTGTGCATTAAGTACAATAGAATCATGTACAGTTAAAATTAAATTACTGCTCATTTTCATTTTTTCAATATATTTCTGTAAGTTCACCATGGTGTAAACACATAAGTCAGAAGCTGTGGCTTGCACAGGAGCATTAATAGATTGTCTTAATGCTTTATTTTTCACCGAGGCTTTGTCTGAAAACACATCGGGAAGTCTTCTTTTTCTCCCAAACGGGTTTAAAACATAGCCATGTGCCAACACAAATTCTTTAGTTTTCTCATGCCACACAGGAAGCATTGCATATTTCTCAAAATAGCGTTTTCTTGCATGCTGGGCCTCGGCTCTTGTGAATTCTACGTTATACGAAAATTTTGCATACTCCTTAAAACCTTCGGCTTGCATGCCGTAAACAAAACCAAAATTAACAGCTTTAGCTGCTTGCCTATCAATATCTGTAATGCTTAGAGGATCAATACCTCTAATAGTAGCAGCAGTACTGACGTGTATATCCCCATCATGAGAATAAATATCAATCATAACAGGATCTTCTGCAAAGGATGCTGCGATTCTAAGCTCAGCTTGTGAAAAATCTCCTTGTAGCAACACAAAATCCTTATCAGCAATGAACATTTTTTTAATTTTTTTATCTCGAGGGATGTTTTGTAGATTAGGCCCTGAACTTGCTAATCTACCTGTAACTGTACGATTAGTACTATAGGATGAGTTAATTTTTCTGTCAATTCCTGCTTTCTTTGGAAGACTATCGACATATGTGGTAATCTGTTTAACTAATTTTTTTCTTTGCAACAATAGTTTAGCAATAGGTAATCCTTGCTCATCAAATACTATCAAGTCTTCTTTTCTTAAAGCAGGAGCACCTTTAGCAGTTTTATTTACAGGAATAACATGCAACTGGTTAAATAAAAAATCCCCTAGTTGCTGAGTCGAATCTAAATTTACAAAACGTAAGTTATGGTATTGTTTATATAATTCAAGCTCGATGTCATTAATATCATTTTGCAATACTTTTCTAAGTTTCTTTATATATTCAATATCTAAAGCAACACCATTACGTTCCATATTAGAAAATACATGCACAGCAGGCAATAATAACTCATCATACACTTTAAGTAAATTAGAATCTTTCTTAATTAAATCAAAAAATATTGAATGTATTTGCAAAGTAAGATCTGAATCCTCACAATTATATCTTACTAGTTTATCTAAGTCTGTGTCAGCAAAATCAGTAACAAGATCTTGATAACCTTCAGTAAAGACAGAAGCAAGATACTTTAAGGAATCAGATACCCTCTGTTCATCAAGCAAATATGATTCCAGCATAGTATCTCGGAAATTAACAGGAATACACCCTCTAAGACTAAATTGAGTATACTCAAACTTAGCATTATGAAAAACTTTTGTTATGCCTGGATCCTCTAAAATAGTTTTTAATAAATTCCAGGCTTCTTGCCTGTATTCAATAGATAATGTCTTGTTACATTCATAAAAGAAACCAAACGCTTTGTTTTTTTTAGTAGCTATAGAAAAGGTTTTCAACACTAAGGGCTCAATTACCCGTTTTTCTTGAATCTCGCTGGTTTCAATGTCAACAGCCATTAGTGTTGATTCTAAAATTTCTGATTTAACTGACCTTAAAGTTTCAACATTGTCAATAATCACATAATCCCTTTCTGAGAATAATGAGTTATTAAGAAAATCATATATTTTTTTAATATTTTTCTCAAATTCATCCTCCCTTGTTTTTTCATAAAGACACGCAGCAGGATGAAGAGTTACTAAAAAATTAATATTACCCTCTCTAAGAATATGTCCTCTACACTTAGTAAAACTTTTTTTCGGGAAAAAATAAGAAAAAGGAGTTGCCCCTAGTAGTACTACCAGCTTAAGTTTTTTATAGCTGGATATTTCTTCTTTGATAAACATGTCGCCACAAGTTGATAGCTCCTTCTTACTAGGAGTTCTATTACTACCTTCAGGAGTTGATGGCCAGCATTTAACTACATTTGAAATTGATATTAAATCTAAAAGCTGATACTTCTCCAAATACCGTCGCAACAGTTGTCCAGACCGGCCCACAAAAGGTTTTTTTTCCTTAATTTCAGTTTTTCCCGGAGCCTCTCCTATGAGTAGTACCTCACACTCATGATTTATAGTAGGAGGTACAAAAATAGAATTAGCTAAAGGACAGCGTAAACAACTTGAATGTTTAGAAATACTTAAAGTAGTTTGTATTATATCAGATAATCTCAAGATTCTCCTTCGTTACTACTTATAGCTATCTCTGCAGGAACTACCTCATCAATTACCGCAGTGATTTCTGAAGTAACATTTATTTTTAATTTTTCTTGAATGTACGTTTTCACTTTTTGTCTTAACGGTAATTCAGATTCAACCAAAGCATTTAATACTTGATTTTCTGTTATTGACGTTTTCTCTACCTTAGATTCTACTTTAATATACTTAGGGATTGATATTAGTTTCGTTAGTGGTTGATTGAGAATTATCCTTATAGGCTCAGTCGTTTTATAATCATTAATAAACTGCTCAAGACTGTCTGTAGCTATATAATATGTTTTATACTCAGGAGATAAAATATCAACAAACTGCGATGTTACTTTATTTCCTAAAAAATCATGAATAAAACAGCCCTTAGGCTCTTCTTCTCCAAAACACCATCTACCTAAAGAACCGGCATAACATGCATTAAGTCCTGTTATCCATTGAGCTTTATGTATATGTCCTAAGAAAGTAAAATCAAACTTCTTAAAAACATCTTTTTTGATACAGCAGGCAGAATTCGCATCTACGGGTTGTCCTGAAGGATAAACAGCAGACTCTACGTTACCATGAAAAACGCAGTATTTACATTTTGTTGAAGTAAGTAACTTAACGGAGCTTTCTATGTTGTCTAATGTTGGTTCAGGTATGCAGCAGAAATCCTGGATCTCTTGACAAGTATCAATAATTGTAAGATTTTTTAAATCTTTAAGAAACTTGGACAATGATGGTAAATTCTCACCATCATGCGAGGGGGTCCCCTTAATAATAATCACCTGTTTTGATATGGCTGTTAGGTACGAAACAAAACTTATAGCCTAATAACTACTACTGTCTTCAAATAAAACAGAAGAGTGAAA